GATGGAGACTCAGCCGTTGCGTTGATGTTTGAAGGTTCTGCTAACACGTCAAATGGTACATGTGGAGGGACTGTGGCTCCCCTAAATCCGCGTTTTGGCGGAGGAGGACGATGCTTAGGCATCGGCCACACTGGGCATGCTCCCGGCAGGGCTCGATCTTACGCGTACACAGTTATGCGAGACGATATCGATAGCGTCTATGAATTGTATCCTTGGATTGACGGTGTCAAGTATCGAGATGATACTCAGAATCTCGTTCCCGTAGAAGTTATAAGCGACGTTGAGAAGAAGTGCGCTATCTTCTATGCGCCTAAACCTGGGTATTTGCCTGGGAAAACTGATATTCTGCCGTCAGCTGTTTTCAACTGCTTGGAAGGCGTCCTTTTAGATGGGCAGCCGATGCCTCGACCTTTTAGGATTCCTGCTAGAGTTCGAGCGATTGATGAAATGATGGCTAAGTACCCTGTGTATTTGCGAAGCGTTGACCCTTGGCTTCAAAAAGATTTGGTCGAATGCGCTATTGCTACTCGAGACTTTAAGTTGCAAGCTTCTAGGTCGTGCTTGATTAAGGCTAGTGAGCCTTTGTCTTGGTTTGAAGCGATTAATGGTACTGCAGACGGCCGCGTGAAGCCTTTGAATTTCAAGTCGTCAGCAGGATATTCTGATTTGGAATCCCCGCCTGGTTTCGGGAAGTCAGGCTTCTTCGAGCCTATTCCTGGGACAACTCTGTTTCGAATTCGACCGGAGTTTCAAGCTGAATTTGATGACTGTTTCACCATGATGTTTTGTTATGGCGTTATTCCGTTTGGCTTTGCTAAAACTACGCCCAAGTCTGAGTTGAGACCTCCTCTTAAGGCGCCTCGAGCGACTTCCTCTCAGCATATTATCATCCTGCTGTGTTGTCGTAGAGTCTATGCGTTGTGTCAAGCTGTTGAAGCTTTCGCCGCTCCTTACAACGGGTGTGCAACGGGCATTGACCCAACAGGTCCGGACGGAGTTTCGTTGTGGACTATGATTGAAACTTTTCTCAAGAAGATCACTGGCGATGCTAAAGTGTTCGACGCTAGTCAAGAAGCGACTTTCTCTATGGTCGTTGACGTGCCGATTGTCGAAGGTGAGTTGAGGTTTGTGTATCACAATCTAGATTCGACAACCATTCTCATGTGGGCAAATGTTTTAAGTTCAGTTGGCATAATTGCTTATGAGTTGGTGGGACATGATGTTTTCCTTCACATCGATGGTACAATCAGCGGGACCCTACGGACCATGAATCGCAACAATAACATTTCTGCTGTTTGCATCCGCCGTTCATGGCAGGTGTATTACCGTCGTGTTGGTGGTAGCGAACCCTCAGTTTGGACTGCGTTCAATGAGTCAGTGAGGTATTGCACGTGCGGCGATGATATGGTCGTCAGCACTAATGCTATGTTTAACGCATTCGATTGTGAGCGCGGGTATGCCGATTGTGGCATAAAGTTCACGACCGCCGATAAAGACAAAGTCATCACTCCCTATGATGATGTTGTCAAGTTTCTCAAACGTACGCCTCGTGTTTTTGGAGGCAAGTTGGTTGGTTTGATGGACATTATGGGAATAGTCGAATCAATGAGCTACGTTCGGACTGCAGTCATGTCCTTAAATGATGCATCGACGTTGCAAATTGAAACCCAACTTAGGGAAGTTCTTTTCTACGGACGCGATGATTTTAATCGCGTCCGTAATGTGGCTAATGCGGCTCTTGTCAGAGCCGGGTGCAAGCCAGTACATCTCACTTTCGACGATATGTTTGTGAGTTGGATGTCCAAATTTGAGACTCAATATAATTTGGGTCTCAGCACCCCCTTAACTGACGAAATTGTCCAGAAATTAATTAGCTCCTCTCTGGTTTCTAAGAGGAAGAACAGTATTTTTCTGGGCGTTCCCTGCTTTGCTTGGAAAGAAGCCGCTTTTGGACTATTGAAAGATCCTTCATTAGTCGTCATCAATTGGATCGCCGATCATGATCGAAATGACGCAACTGTCAGCGTCACCCAAGACAGCGACTCACGTACGGTTACTCAGCCGACGATAATGAGCAAATCCCAGCTTACAAAGTTTGAAGACGCCGTGGCCGTTACACGCACGGCGTATAAAGCATTGCCTCCTCGCATTCGAGACATGCTTGATCCATATCCCGATCAAAAAGTCCATGATATTTTGACTCGCGAGTATAAGATAGCAGATCTTACGTGGGACACTCTAGATGCGACTGGAGTTAGATTAATGCAAGTGTCATGTCCTGAGGTGTTGTTCTCCATCCCCAAAATCATTGACACTTTGTCAGCGTTTAGATTTTTCCAAGCTTCTGTGGAATTTTCTGTGCGCATCAATGCGACTCAGTTCACTCAAGGGATGTTGATGTTGCGTTATGTCCCTGCCACTACTCCCAATACTTGGAAGAGTTCTTTTTGGCCAGCAGCGCAAGGTCCTCATGCTCTTCTTTCAGCGTCTTCTGCTCAGGCAGCGAAGATGCTTGTTCCTTGGATTGGTCCTGCTATGATGTTAGACTTGCAGAATTCCTTT